ACGGAGGGATCAGACTCTAATCCTGGGACGCTTAATCCGAGTGATCCCGTGACTGCTCTGCCTTACCGGAAATACAGTAACCGCCTGCTGATAACGGAATCGCAGACGCTTAACAATCCTGGCATTACGGGAGATTGCCGGATTAGCTGCGTACGCGGTGGGACAGCAACAGCGGCGTACAGTGTGGATGTTTTAACGTACCTTAAAGACAGCGAGCTTAAAAGCTGGTCAACTTTAAATGGTGCCGGCGGCGGCTATGGGTTGGCGTATGCTGATGGTGTTTGGGTGGCGTCTCAGAGTGGAATATATCGCACTGTCAATGACGGTGACACCTGGACTGTTGTGAGTAGCGGATCATCGTGGGTGAACTGCTATTTTTCCTATGTCGCTAACAACGGCGGCAATGTTTGGGTTGTAACGGAAACCGATATTGTTAATAGTACATACACCAGTCGTATACACGTCAGCATAAACAAGGCTTTAAGTTGGGCGCATAAGAAAACTGTTTCGGGGAGATTCTACGCTGTCGCTTGGGGTAACGGTGTATTTATAGCGGTGGGAGATAATTCCGCACAGGTTAGCACTGATAACGGCGATACGTGGACGCAAAAAGCAACGCCTATTACTTTCAATGCCATTACCTACGGCAATGGCGTTTGGATGGCGGCTGGCATTGACGGTGTATACACCAGCGCTGACGATGGTGATACGTGGGCATTAATGCTTTCTTTCTCCAGTCGCCGGATACACGCTATCGCATACGCAGAAGGCGTTTTTATGTTTACGTGGGATGAGAATCATGGCGGCTTGCTGAGGGTATGTATCACCACAGACAACGGCGTCAACTGGATACAAAAAAACCTCGCAAACACTGGGGTTACGACTATATCGGGACTTGCTTATGGCAATGGCACCTGGGTTGTGTCGGCACCGAATATAGGACTCTTTTTCAGCACAAATAATGGTGATGATTGGACGCTATTAACGGGCGTTGGCTGTGGGGGTAGCTGCCTGGTTCTTGCCTACGGGAATGGCTATTGGATGTCCAATTATAACTCTGTATACAGGAGCGCTCCCAGACTGCATTTCCCTCACAATATAACCATCGGCAAGAATGGCGGCACTACGAGTTTTGATGCTATCGTTTCGTCCGGTAGTAACACGCAACCAATCAATGGTGTTTGTGATCGTCTGTTGATGGACTTGGACGAAGTTGTAACCTGTGGACGTTGGCAGGGCAAAGCCTACGGCGATATTAATACGCCGGGTGCGGTTCTGCTTGAATGGGACGATGACAATAATGGAGGTGTTCTATGAGTGGCGGCACGTTTGGC